TAGCCATAGTATTGGCCTCTACCGTCAGATCCATCTCAATGTTCTTTACCGAGATTTCATAGTTATCATCATCTTCTTTATAGAAAATGACTTTACCACCATACTCGAAACCATCATCCTCGGCCTTAATCATATCGATGATCTTCTCTAACTCCTTTACAAATTTACTCTTTTTCATATGTGTAATTTTTATGTGTCTACAAAAGTAGACATTTTGTTTTTGAATTAAATTAAATAAACATTATTAATAGTTAATATTATTCTTTTGTTTTATCAACCATATTTTACTCCTTGATAGACTCAACACAATATTTATCCACCCTAGTTATCTCCCGATAATCATCGGCACGAATACCATATCCTTTAGGTGTATAATCACTTTATCCTCCATATATCTTAAGCCCTTTTATATTGTATTTACTTATATCCGCACACAAATTACACCCTCCATGACAACAGCACCACGAGCAAAAAGCTAGTCGCTCCCGCTCCTGCATGCTTTGAAACTCCACCGCCGCCCTATACCATGCCTGGGATAATACCTCGACCTTTTTCGGCACTGGCGGCGTCATGAGCACCGATCGCCGCCTTCCTTTGGCATCTTCCCTACTTCTCATTTGGATTATCCTTTAACAGCTCAGCTATCTTATCTTCCTTCAACATATTTTGTTTTCTCATATTATCCACGATAAAGGTAGCGAACGCCATATCATACCTTTTCCTTAACTCATTAACAAAAGATTTAGCTCTTGATTCTATCATTGTCCCAATACCTCCGTCTACAACTTTCTTCATCCTACCTCTTATAAACTCATCCACCGTCAACTCATCATCCATATAATCTAGCCTGAATCTATATTTCTTCTCGCTGGCGTTCTCGATGAGATCACTTATTGATTCCCTCGCTATATCCTCAATTTTCTCTGATATCGGATTGGATATTTCCCTCATCAACTCATTCTTGAACTTTTCTTTAAGTTCACGTACTACAGCTAACCTGACCGAGCTGGTAAACTCCTCTTTCAACGTCGCTTCGTTGTACATAGCTTCCTCAAATACATCTTCTAAATTTAACTCTACTTGAATTTTCATATTGTTATATTTTAAGTTATTACTTTAATCTTTCATCAATCGTCAAATCAAATATCTTATCAAGACATTTCTTCATCTCCTCAGCATACTCAAACAAATCCTCTTTTGAAAGCTCCCTGCGCTGCCAATCATACATATTCGTATATCGAGATTCAATAGCCTTATTCTCTATCTCCTCAAGCACTTTTTTAATAGACTTGTCTTTTTTTTGGCACATTTTTATCTTCTTCTCTCCCATATCTAGTAAATATGAATATTATATAATCGCCTATTTTTATATCCCTACATCCGCCCCATCCTCTTTAACCCAACTATCTGTATCGCAATGCCAACAATACCCTGTCTTGGAATCTTCTTTATGAGAATGGGAACCACATGTAGCGCACCAATAATTATCATCTATATCATATGTATAACTTTTATCCTCATGCATCTTATTTATTCTAGCTACCCTATCTTCCAGCAGATCCTTTAGATAATTGCATTCGTAAGGCCTATCTTCTTCCCTTAATATATAAAGATCGATGTCCATCATACTCCCCATCCTGTCCGTGCACATACACTCGGCTGCATGACGTACGCTATCTTCAGGCATCCCCGGGACTATCTCCCGGATCACCGCCTCTATCTTCTTCTGGTATTCGGTATCTACCTTAACCACCAAATCCTCTAATTTATCTATTAAACTCATGATCTTTTTACTTCTTTGTATATGACATTTGTATTGTCTTCCCTATCTATATTACAACAACAAGAATACATGCAGTAATAACCCCTGTTATTAAATACACATCCATCACAACTGCTATCATCAATCTCTATTACCTCCAATTCTATTTTCTCCATGCCGGTATTATATTTAAATATACTACCTATCTTATGATATCCTATATCCTTCAAATACCTTATATGATTATTTTCGTTAAATAATCGGTTGATAAATACATCCATTTTATCGTTTAGACCATTTTTATCTAATAACCCCTCGCACTCATTTTTATTAAATCCAAAGGATATCATAAAATATTTTGCCATATCAAACCTTTCCAGTTCCACCAATTTTTGTATGCATAGCCATATTCCTTGTCTTATGCCTTCTTCTTTGGCTTCTTGCACTCTATCTCCCATATTATTTTGTATTAATTAAGTAACAATATTTCTCTTCGCTCTATTTTGATCATTGATGGATTATCGTCATGATCATACCAATATAGATACCATATACCTCCTCTATTGGCCTTCCACATCTTCCCTTCATATTCCCCCGATGGGATCGTTACTGAATATTCTCTAAGACCCTCAAAGGTTTGTTTGGTCATTAAAGCGTATTCCTCATCAATTTCTATGTATCTCCTATGGGGCTGTTTCCATAACATCCCACGTTTGTCTGTTATCTTAGGTATTATATTCTCTCCATTCATGATGCTTTGTAAATTATGTATTAACTATTGTATATCTAACACTCTCCCCATCTTCCCTTTCGCATCCCAAGCAACCTGATTTTGCGCAATCATATATATAATTTTCAAAAGCGCATCCCGAACATCTATCACACTTATCTACTCTTAATGTCATTTCAGACATACCAACTTTATAGTTAAAGACTTCCCCTATTTTATGATACTTAATATTTATACATATAGTATCGTTTTCACTTATGGTACTGCCTTCACTTATCATATTCTCACGTCCAAACATATTGTCAATAAACTTAATCATCTCATCATTGAATGATTCGCTTTCTTCTTGCAGCTTCCTACATTCATCCTCGGTCAATCCACAAGAAGATACCAGCTCCTCCGCAGCTTGCGTCCATCGCCCGTCGTGAGCCAGCTCCTGAACCGACAGCCATACCCCTTGGTTCATGCCCTCCATTCTTGCCTTATCTAAAATACCCTTATCCTCCATATCCTCGATCATTTAAATTCTTGTTTATTATAACAATCTCTATATCGTTTAACATTTTATCTTTTGATGTTTTTTCTACTGTTCTTGGAATGATATTAAAATCTTTATTGCTAAGCTTATTATCCACCATAATCTCAATCAACTGCTCTATGGTAAGCCCAAGCTCATTATGGATATAATTATTTATCGCTTTATATTCTTTACTTGTTTTTGTACTCATATTTATCCCTCCTATTCAGTCATTTTTTTAACAAAATTTTCCCATAACATATCAACATCATTGTAATGTTTACAACAAGCATTCTGGATTCTCTCTATCAACGGAATGAACCATAACTGAGTTATTCCGTAACGAGTCTGAATTATTCTGCATAGGTTTATTTTTATTATCTCCATGTCATCAATACTAGGAGATGTGCTGTTATCATCACATCTATCTAATATTGTTTGAATTGTAGCCAAATAATGATCCATATCTTAAATTGTTAATTATATTACCATCTCCCATTTCCCGGCGTAAACAGTATCTCCCCTGTCCTCACCCAATGATTCCAGTTATTTTTAAGTTCATCAATATCATACGCCTCAGCCGACTTACCGTTATCAGATCTTTTTATGACTGACATAATACTTTCCGCTTGCACGCTCCAATGACTATAACAGTCTGTCCCGCACCCGCACGCCGTGGCTCTCCCGTTATCGAACTCCCAGACCAGAGGCCGGAGGCCGCATCGTGGACACGGCAACCATTCCATTGGATTCTCCGGCTCCTCATAAGCATCAATACACTTGTACTTATATCTCTCTACCATTATGATCAACCATTACAGAATTGATTTAATCTTTCGATTCCTCATCTCATTCTTATCCTTGAACATCATTATCCTATTTACAATCCCCTCCGATTCCATGTATGTAGAGAATCCATGTATCCTTAGATATTGGATAGCTGATAATGATTTCTCCAATATCTCCCTATATTCCATATCTGTTTTAACTGCTTTCTCCATGATCTTTTTCCTCCATTTCTTCTAATATGACTTTAGCCAGATATACCACCTCACTTATCTGGTCGTAATAAACATCCACCCCATCAACTTTATCATTATCGTCATCATATCCATCGACCATCAAATTATCTTCCCCCGATAAATACACGGATGTTATAGATAAACAAATCAACCCGTTATCGGTAAAGATCCTTATTTCAGCCGGAAAATCATCTACATGGGTTCCGCTATCCATGTCAAGATCAAGTCTCCCTGTTCTCTTAATCAAATCAACCATAGCTCCATAAGCTACTACGTTCGCATTTAATAGCATTTTATTTAATGCATTTACTCTTTCTACGTCTTTCATAATCTCTAACCCCTTTGTATTACATTGTTATACGTTATCCTATTATCTTGAATCACTTTCATGAAATGATCTTTAGTATAAGCAAAATACCCCAATAATGGCAAGCATGATTATAAGCCAGATGAATGCGCTTATAAGACACCCCTCACCAAGATTACCCATATCCCTAAAGAATAAGTAATTAAAAAACATTTTCATTCTATTCATAATAAACTTTATTTAATGCGTTTATTCTTTCTACGTTTTTCATATCCACTCCCTTTGTATTACATCGTTATACGTTATTCCGTTATCTTGAATTAGTTTCATAAACTGATCTTCGGTATAAGCCAGAGATTCCCCTCTGTTAGCCCTCTCTATATTCTCACTCATCATCCCTATAGCCTGTATTAAGGCTGCTGAGGAGTTGGCTATTAACTTAGCCGCTTCTATTATCTTATTATCATCCATAATCATATCACTTTAACCTCCTCGTTCCACAAATGTCTTTCATATACCATGGTGATCCCTATCAGGATTCAGGTATCTCCTCCCCAATAATTAAGTATTTGATATTTAAACTTATGGGGTAACTCTTGTATCCCTCCTTTATCCTTGTCATAAGGATAAAAATCAGATAATTTTACTGTTTTCATCTTTTGCCTTATTAACGATACATTTGTAAAACAACCCTATCTTCCGCCTCCCCATCATCAGGATGGACATCAGTAAAATCAATGATCGAAAAATCATATAAACATGGTGTGTACTCTGTCTCGTAACCATCACCGGCTACCGTCACATTTATTTCTGCCTTCTTGTTCACGACAAGCATTAATTCGTTAATTAAATCCTGTACTGTTACTATTCTTTTCATATCTAATATTTATTTTGAAAATCTGTAATCGCCCGCATAATCAATCCACACACGAAAATCATTTGCATATTTTCTTGCGTCTTTCTTCGTTTTTCGATGTATGTCTTTACTAACGCTACCTCCCAAAACCCTATCCAGCTCTTTTTGTAAAACCGCTCCGATAAGAGGATAGACGTCCAAATAATTGCCTTCACACTTTTCGAAATCTATTACCTTGTTCCCTATTGCCCGTTCTAATGCCTTGTCCATTGCCTTCACGATGGATTCTTGCACATCTTTATATCGATTGATAAAATCCTGTTCTTTATTTTCCATTTTAATATATTTTTTACAAAAGATGTTCATTACATTCATAAGGAATACAATAAACATACACTGTCCCATTCAAACATTCATATTTAGTCATCCCATCCTGATCGTCTGTAATTGTTCTTATGAATAAACTGGCCTCCCAATCATCATCTTCATAATATTTTACTAACACTTTATCAAATGGTTTGAAATCATACCTTAACTTCTCTTTAATACCAAAGAATTGTTTCAAGTACATTTTAGCTTTAGGCTCTTTGCTTGTTTTAAGAGCATCAATAAACTTTTGCCTTTCATCCTCAGTAGCAAATCTGTATCTCTCAATATTATTTTGATCGGCATGTCCATTATTTAAATGTAAATAACTCCCTTTTTTCCAAGAGGCATAATGAGACGTAAGGTATTTCCCGTTTGTATTCAATATGAATAAGTAATCACCTTCTTCATTGCTCAATACATCCCCATCCTTAAATGTTGTATATTCCGGAATATTAATACAAAGCCTACATCCTCTTGTTCCTATCCCATCATCAGAGAACCAGTCTGATGTTATACCATAATCAGAACAAATCACCCCTAGTGTACTAAATTCTATCCTATCTTTATTATAATACACTAACTTTACCTTATAATTATCTCCGACCGTTACAATCTCACCATTGCATTCACCATTGCTGATTTTCTTTGCCAGCTCTAAGTCAAATGGTTTTGTTATCATTCTCTTTTCCATAATTTTACATGTATTTATATTGTTATTTTTCACTTTAGCTATATTATCATTTTGTGGCAATCTTGCTTTAAGATCATCTATAGTCCTTAAATCCATATTATATGTGCATAGATGAGCGTTCCCGTAACCGGTTAAATTGTTTATTGCAGCCACATGATATCCGCCACCTATGTTATACACTTCCTTGACCTCCCATATATCCCTGCTATCATATTCATATCTATTGTTCCGGTCTATAAAATCTTGCTTTATAGATATCATATCTCCTTTTTTAAT